ATTAACTAGAACTAAACAAGAGATAAGATGGCTAAGAAAGTAGTGGTAGATATAGAAGTTAATTCTAAGAAAGGTGTTCAAGACGTTGATAAGTTAAATAAGTCGTTAAAAACAACTAGCGAGAATCAGAATAAAATTAAAGATTCAACCAATCAAACAGCAGACGCTTTAGACAAATCAACCAAATCTTCTAAAAAGAATACGTCAAGTCTCCAGGCAATGGATAAGGCTTCAGGTGGTTTAGTTGGTGGATTTAAAGCAATGTTAAAACAGATGTGGCTAATAGTCTCTAATCCTGTTGGGTTAGTTATTGCAGGTATTGTATTGGCTATTAGTGGTTTAACTAAAGCGTTTACATCCACAAAGGCAGGAGGCGAGAAACTAGATCAAGTTATGGCAGGAATTTCCGCTACAATGGATGTCGTTAGAGATAGAGTTTTAAAGGTTGGAACTGCTTTGATGAAATTCTTTACAGGGGATTTTAAAGGGGCTATACAAGCAGGTAAGGAAGCTGTATCAGGTTTTGGTGCTGAGGTTGCTAAAGAATTTAATGAGGCTTCAGGAGCGGTTAAATCATTACAAGATGTAACTGATGCTGTAAGAGGTTTAAGTGTAAGCAGAGCTAAATTAAACAGAGATTTAATAAAGGCTAAAGAAATTATAGAAGGTGAAACTGCATCTTATGCTGAAAAGAAAAAAGCTATTGACGAGGTTAGAATAGCAGAAACAAAACAAACAGAAGACGAACTCGCAAACGCTAAGAAGAAGTTAGACGCTATCGTATTGGCTAACTCTTTATCTGATTCTGGAGCAGAAGATTTAGACAAGGAAGCTCAGGCAAGAATTGCTGTAATCAATTTAGAAGCTATTAGCTCAACCAATAAGACAAAGTTTAACAAGTTGGAGAAGATGGCTCAATCTCAGGAGCTAGCAAGGATAAAAGAAATCGCTACAGAAAAGAAAAAGATTGCTGATGCTGAACAGAAGGTAATTGATGACAAAGCAACAAGCGATCAGAAAGCTGTTGACGATAAAATTAAAAGAGAACAAAAAGCTCTTGACGATGTAAACGCTTTAATTGAAGCTGACAAGATAAAGAAAGAAGATGCCGAGGTTGTATCTTTAGAAGAGAAAGCTATTCTAGATGGTGAAAGAGCAGTCGCTAAATTGGAAGCGTTACAACTTGGATTAGATGCGGAAGGTGAAGCTCACAAAGCATTAGCTATATTAATTTCAGACACAGAGATATTATACTCCAATAAAACTGCTGATGCAAAAGCTAAAGATGTAGCTAAAGCTTTAAAACTAAAAAAAGATCAAGCAAATACTGAAGCAAATACTGAAAGAAAACTAGCAGATATTAAACTAGCTGTAATGAATCAGTCAGCAAATGCTGTGATTGAGATAGTAGGGAGAGAAAGTGCAGTAGGTAAAGCGGTTGCAGTAGCTCAGGCGATATGGAATACTAAAGAGGCAATAACTAAAACACTTGCCAAAACTCCTTATCCTTACAACATACCTTCAGCGATTGCTACAGGTGTATTTGGATTAGCACAGGTAAAAGGTATATTGTCAACACCTAATCCAACAGGCGGTGGTGGTGGTGGAGTGTCAGCACCTTCTGCACCTTCTGCACCTGCATTACCGCAATCTACAGCACCTTCATTTAATGTAGTCGGATCAAGTGGTACTAATCAATTAGCAAGTGCTATAGGAGGTCAATCACAGCAACCTGTTCAAGCCTATGTAGTAGCAGGAGACGTGTCAACAGCACAGGAGTTGGATAGAAACATTGTAACAGGAGCCTCAATATAAAAACGTAAAATTAAACATTAAAATTGTTATATAATTATGGAAGACAAGAACAGAGAATTAGATTTAATAGAGCTTTTCATTGATGACGAAAAAGAATTAGACGGAATCGAGGCTATAAGTTTGGTAGAATTTCCTGCAATAGAAGAAAATTTTGTAGCACTAAGCAAACATAAAGTAGAATTTAAAGCTATAGATGAAGAGCGTAGAGTTGTAATAGGTTTAGCATTGATACCTGACAAGAAGATATACCGAAGGGATAAAGACTATGAGTATAATATTATGTTCTCTAAAGACACTGTAAGGAAAGCCTCTGAGTTATACTTAAAGAATCAGAAACAGAATAACACTACACTAGAACATGAATCACTTACAAGTGGTGTATCTGTTATTGAATCGTGGATTGTGGAAGATGTAAACAAAGACAAGAGCGCTTTATATGGTTTAAACGCAACTGTAGGAGCGTGGGTAGTTACTATGAAGATATACAATGATGCTGTTTGGGCAGATGTAAAAGAGGGTAAATATTTAGGTTTATCTATTGAGGGTATCTTTAGCGATAGACAAGAACTATCTGAAAACGAAAAGAAGATCAACGAACTTAAAAAACTTTTATCCTAATGAAAGCAGTTTACTGTAAATGTAAAAACACATACTCAATAGAATGTGACTCAAACCCTAACAAAGGCTGTAGTACTCCTGAGTATTGGAAACAAGGAATAGGATCAATAGATAAAACAGAAGAATAATGAGTATTATAGCGTGTCTAAGACACTTTAAAAATAAACTGATACAATAGTGTGGAAAGTTGATTAATACGCTTAAAACTCTTAAAATTAAATAGTGGAATGTATGAAAATACAAATTATTAACTTAAAATTGTTATATTAACATGAGTAAAACAAAGAATATTTTAAACGAAGTTAGAACCTTGCTTGGTATAAGTGTGGAACTAGAAAAGATGGAGCTTGAGAATGGCACTGTTTTGGAATCTGACTCTTTTGAAAGTGGTGCAGAAGTTTTTATCAAAGTAGATGAAGATTTGATTGCATTACCTGTAGGAGAGTATGAAACTAAAGACGGTAAAGTTGTTGTGGTTTCTGAAGAAGGAGTTATTGCTGAAATCAAAGATGCATCCGAAGAAGAAGAAGCTCCTGCAAAGGAAGAAGCTCCTGAAGAAGAAGAAGCATTGGCTGAGGAAGAAGTAGCTGACATCAAAGAGGAAGAAGTTCCTGCTGAAGATGATATTAAAAATGTGATTAACGCTATCGTAGAAGAGATGAGCGTGTTAAAAGCAGAGATTGAGAAGTTAAAAGGTGGAGAAGCTGAAGATTTAAGCACTGAAAAAGTGGTTACTGAAGAGTTAAGCGCTGTTGTTGGGGTTGAATTATCTGAACCAACTGCAGAAACTATCTCACATACACCTGATAATGTATCAGAAAAGAAACAACAATTTTTTAACGCTAATAAAGGAGGTAAGCGCTCTATTTTAAACAACGTATTTAACAATTTAAACAAATAATTATGGCTACAACTACTAGTATTACTACAAGCTTTTCAGGTTCTTTTGCAGGAAAGTACGTATCAAGCGCTTTATTAAGCGGAAACACTTTATCACAAGGATTGATTTCTATCAAACCTAACGTAAAGTACAAAGAGGTTTTAAAAAGATTAGATTTAGACGGAATCGTAGCAAACGCTTCATGTGATTTCGCTGATACTTCTACAGTTACTTTAACTGAAAGGACCTTAGAGCCTAAGAACCTGCAAATTAACCTAGAATTGTGTAAGACTCCTTTTCAATCTGATTGGGAAGCTGAATCTATGGGATTCTCTGCACATGACAATTTACCTAAAACTTTCGCTGATTATTTTATCGGACATGTATCTGCTAAAGTTGCTGAGAAAACTGAGCAAGATATCTGGAGTGGAACTGCAGGAGCAGGTTCTTTTGATGGTTTTGAAACTTTATTAGCTGCTGATGCTGCACTTCCTGCCGCAAACGAAGTGACAGGAATTACTGTAACTTCTGCAAATGTTGTTGTTGAATTAGGTAAGATTGCTGATGCAATTCCTGCTTCTTTATACGGTAACGAAGGATTAACAATTTTTGTTTCTCAGCATATCTTTAGAGCTTACAAAAGAGCTTTAGGAGGTTTTTCTGCACAGTCTAACGAAATGGGTAACAATCAAGATATCAATGTTCAATACTTTGATGGTATTAGAGTAGCAATGGTAAACGGAATGTCTGCTAATGTTGCAATCGCTTCATTAAAAGATAACTTATACTTCGGAACAGGCCTTATGTCAGATCAGAATGAGGTTAAGGTTTTAGATATGGCTGATTTAGACGGTTCGCAAAATGTACGTTTCATTATGAGATATACAGCTTCTGTTCAATATTCAGTTGTTGAAGATATCGTAACTTACGGAATCGTAAATGCAGCTAACTAATAATAGCTAATTAATAATACTGAAAAGGTAGGTGGTTTGTCTATCTACCTTTTCTTTTTAATAACAATAAATAAAATATAATAATATGGCGTGTACATTAACAGCAGGTAGAGCATTACCTTGCAAAAAATCCGTAGGAGGATTGAAAGCTATTTATTTCGCAGACTTTGATTCTTTAGGAGTTTTAACAGGTGGAGTAGATGGTTCAGATATTACAGCAATAGCAGGATTAAACATTTGGTATAAATATGATATCAAAGGTTCTTCTTCTCTTGAAACAAGCATAACGAGTTCTAACGAAGCAGGAACTACTTTCTATACTCAGACATTAAACTTAGTTTTAACTGTCTTAGACAGCGCGACACAGGCTGAAATTGCTATCTTAGCAGTATCAAGACCACATGTAGCTGTAGAAGACTATAACGGAAACGTGTTTTTAGTAGGTTTAGAGCATGGAGCAGATACTACAGGAGGTTCAATTTTAACAGGTGCTTCAATGGGAGACGCTAGTTCATTTAATTTAACCTTAGTAGCTAACGAAAGAAACGCTCCTAACTTTGTAACAAGTGGGGTTGTAGATAATTTAAGCGCAACGGCTCAAATTGATCCTAACGCATAAGAATACTTTTTACTTTGATTTTTGATTTGAATGGGCGGTATTAATTTACTGCCCATTTTTTTTGTTCAATAGCTTAATGTAAATGTAAAAATAAATATTACTCTTTTTTTTGTTATATTATATATGATTCATTTAACACCATCAACATCAGAACAAACAATTAGAATATTGCCTAGAGTGTATTCTACAGGTGTTGTTATGTCTTTAAGAGATGACAGTACAAATGAGATTGCATTGATAACACCTACAGCAGTAATTAATGGCAACTACATAGATGTTACAGCTATATTTACTTTAGTTGAGGGCAGATACTATGACTTAAAAATATTTTTAGGTGTAGGATATGCTGATGCAGATATTATTTATAGAGATAAGATATTCGCTACAACTCAAACAATTAATCAAGAAACAAATAATTATTACAAACCTAATGAAGGATCATTTATTTCTGAGTCAGGTGATAACGATTTTATATTCATCTAATGGCAAAAAAAACACAAAATAAAAGTAAGGTAAGTTTTGTAAATTTATCAACTTACACATCTCCTGAAATTGTAGAAAGCAATAATAAGGAATGGGTAGGATTTGGAGATAATAATTCTTACTTTAATTACCTTATTGATAGATACAATGGTTCAGCTACAAACAACGCTGTAATTAATTCAGTATCACAGATGATTTACGGTAAGGGTTTAGATGCTACAAATAGCGCAAAGAAACCTGAGCAGTACGCTAGAATGATTTCTTTATTTAAAAAAGAAGATGTTAGGAGATTATCTTATGATTTAAAGTTATCAGGTCAATGTGCTATTCAGATTGTTTATTCAAGCGATAAGAAAACTATTGTAAAGGTTGAACACTTACCTATTGAAACTTTATGTCCAGAGAAGATTGCTGATGGTGCTAGAGAGGTTCAAGCCTATTATTATCACCCAAACTGGGCAGAGAAAAGAGCAAGCGACGAACCTAAAAGGATTCCAGCATTTGGAACATCTAAAACTCCTGCACCTTTAGAGATATTATACATCAAACCTTATAAAGCAGGCATGTATTATTTCAGCACACCTGATTATCAAGGTGGTTTACAATATGCGGAATTAGAAGAAGAGATTTCTAACTATCATATTAACAACATTCAGAACGGTTTAGCGCCGAGCATGTTAATTAATTTCAATAACGGAACTCCGTCAGAGCAAGCACAGAGAGAGATTGAAGCAAGTATTGCACGTAAATTTAGCGGAAGTTCTAACGCAGGATCATTCATATTAGCTTTTAATGATAATAAAGAATCTGCCGCTGATATTACTCCTGTTCAGTTATCAGATGCTGCATCCCAGTATGAATTTCTCTCAGGTGAATCACAGAAAAAAATAATGGTTTCTCATAGAATTGTATCTCCTAGATTATTAGGTGTAAATGATTCTTCAGGATTCGGTAGTAATGCAGAAGAATTAGAAACAGCTTCTATTTTAATGCAGAATACGGTAATAGTTCCTTTTCAAGAGATGTTAATAGATGCTTTTGATCAGATATTAGCTTTTAACGGAATTAGTTTAAAATTATACTTTAAAACGTTAC